AAATAATCAGAGCGCCCGGAATCGGGCAACTTACCGAATATGGCCTCAGCCCGCTTCGCTGCGTCTTCAGCCCGCTGCTGCCTCTCCTGGGCAGCCTGTTGCCGCGCCGCTTCTTGCTCGGCCTTCAACCGGGCCCGCTCGTCTTCACTCAAGCCACCAGCATCGAACTCGACTTTGACGCCATCCTGCCCCGAGCCATTCTTCCAATTGCCGTAGCGCCCCACATACACCAGGTCGCCGTTATCCAGGCGCAACTCATGCAGCACATACCAGCCAGAGCGCTTATTGCCACCGTCACCCTCAACCTTGCACCGTACCAGCTCACCAACCACTGGCGGCCAGTCCACCTTCAGGCCAGCACTCAGAAACTGGTCGAGCACATTCTGATCACTCATGGCCTGCCTCCAGTTGTTTCTGTAGCTCGGCGATCTGCTGCTGCAATGCCTCCCGGCTGCTTCGAGCCAAATACTTCTCCACCAGATACAAAACCGGCCGAGTGTCGCCCGTTACATCCATGTACTTTTCCAGATCATCGAGAGTGAAGCGCCGGGAATCATCAGGGTTCTGGGCCAACTTCCTGGACAGGTCGCTCGGGCTGTAATCCATGTCAGCAGCTACTGCCTTTTGGGGCTTGCCCTGGTGATGGACACGGTACGCCACATACTCCCTGCAGGAAGACCAGGCATCAGCCAGTCCCTTTTCAAAGTTCAGGGTTAACTGTTTGATTTCCATAAATTTGTTTCCCCTAGTTTCCTGTAGTTTCCCCTAGGAAATCCGGGTAAATAAAAAGCCACACCAGTCAGGCGGCACAATCGCCCTCAGCTGGCAAATACAAATCAGGCCGAAGCTCTTGGCGCCTTACTGCAAAATCGGTGGCAGCCTCCACGGCAACTACCCGATCAGCAGGAACCTGCTTACCTTCAGGGCGTTTTTTCCACTTCGTGATTGCCTGGACACTGACGCCAAGAGCTTCGGCCAAAGCGGACTGGCCACCTGCCGCTTCAATTGCCTTTGTGAGTGCGGATTTGGGTTTGGTCATAGCACACCTCCACGAGCAATAAACCACAGGTTTACTTTTGAGGTCAACCTTTGATTTATTCCTTGGGGTAAACCAAAGGTTTAAAATTCACACATGAATACACTCGCGAAAACCCACATCGGCAACAGAATCACCGAGGCACTCAGCGCTTCTCCCGGCAAAAATCAGGAAGGCCTGGCTGCACATTGCGGTGTATCACCGCAAGCAGTCACTAAATGGGTGAGAACAGGGAAACTTAAGAGAGAGAACCTGGCCTTAGCAGCTGACTATCTTGGAGTTAGCCTTGAATGGCTGATGACCGGCATTGATTCAAGGTCAAATGTTGGCGAAAGCACAGGCCGATACAGCACGACCAAGTTCGCCCCGGTGATCAGCTTTGTAGCGGCTGGTGAATGGCAAGAAGCAGAAGACCCTTACCCTGTAGGAACCGGGAACGAAACAAGGGCAATGCCAAGCAAATCCCCGGATAACGCTTTTTGGCTGCAAGTTGACGGGGACAGCATGATTAACCCGAACGGCACACCCTCATTCCCTGATGGGTGTTACATCCTGGTTCATCCCCAACCTACAGCCAATAACGGTGACCTCGTCGTAGCCAAGCTCACAGACACCAACCGAGCAACGTTTAAAAAACTAGTACTGGATGGTGGGAACAAGTACCTAAAACCGCTCAACCCCGCCTATCCCGTTATCCCGATTAACGGTAACTGCACGATGATAGGCGTTGTAAAGCGCATGGAGATGGACTTTTGAAGGGACTACCAATCAGTCCTGATTATCAATGACACTCTGGGGTGGTGTTTTTCTGTATACATGCTAACCACCTCAGCCCCAAGTATTTTCCCTCCTTCGTCCATTTTCCTCTTGAGAAAAGCAGCCCTATCTTTTTTCACATACCCGATCTGGGTCTTGGCTGGAAAAAAGAATGTGTACCACTTCTTCACAGGGACAAACACAGCGATTGCATTAGGATCGAACTTGTTGGTTGGTTCCGGCACCAAGTAAACCTCCATGCCAGGCCTGACCAGAGCCCGAATCCTTTCTTCCCTACCCTCGAATCCAGTGCCAGCCACTATTGCGCTATATTCCATCTGCACTCACCACCTGATCACTGAACGTTGGTGACACGCTTTGACCCACATTGAGAACAACGCCACCCGCCAAACTTAACTGCTGATCCAATCCAGACAATCAGCCACAAGCCAGCTGTTACTATCGTCAGAAGCAAATGCAGTATGTGACTGGTTCCTGGCCGGAACACAACTCTGTTTTCCTGGCACGTGTTGCAGTATCCACCCCGCCGTTCATCCGCCATCGTCGTTCCCTCTACTCGGCTAATTCAAAGGGTAATTATAAAGCCCGCCAAGCCCCCCACAAATTCAATTATAAACCGGGGGTTGCCCATCTCATAAACCTGTGGTTTACTCTGAACAACTAAACCAACGGTTGATGGAGTACATCATGGCAACGATACACATCCACCCCACCGCAACACACACCGCCTGCATTAAAGCCCTGCAGGCCCGCACAGGCCGTGTAGCAGTCATCAGCGGCAACACCGCCGAGCTGGTCAGTGACCCGCGTTCCAGCAGCCCTAAGCCCCTCAAAGCGGCCTGGCAGCAACCCAACTGGGAAGACGGAGACGGCCCCAGCGCCGCATAGCCATGAGCAAATTGGAATGGCGAGTCATAAAGCTCACCGCTGCTGCTATCGCCGCCTATGCCATTTTTCAGGCAGCAACCAACTGGGACGCCCTGGAAGAGACCGTCGGTGAGTGCGTCTCCTCACAGATCCGCCAGGCGATTGAAGGAAAGGAAAACGATGAACACGAATAACCCATTGAACATCCCGGCCCTGATCCACAACGCCAAACGGGCCTTTGGCCGCCTGATCATCACCCACGACATGGACAAAGCCATGCTCAATTCAGGCCGCCTGCTGGACCACTACCTGAGCGAAGTGCCCGTCAGCAACACCACCCTTCGAGTACGCGCCCAGATCAACCAGATGGCCGATGAGTACCTGAAGAAATGCGAGCGGTACAAGGCGGGGAGGAAGGCGGCGTGAACCTCACCACCGAACAAGAGCGCAGCTTGCGCGCCGCCATCAAGGCTGGCCAGCACAGCCGCTCCCCGGTGACGAACCGCATCACTGTGCACGGTGTGGATCTGGACGTGACGGTTTACCGCTTCCAGAAGGACATCAACTGCATGGTCCGCCCGACCGGGCCCGACCAGGTATCCATCTGCAACTTCAGCAGCCGCGTTGGTGGCGTTGTGTACGCCACTGCCGCCGGTGCCATAGAGAGAGCCATCGTATGAAGATCATCGCCTTCACCGGCCCCGGTGATGCCGGCAAAAACACCGCCGCTCAAGCCCTAAGCGCCCGGTGGGACACCAACGAAGTGGCCTTTGCTACCCCGCTATACGACATGGCGGCCGCTGCACTTGGCCACACCCCGGAACAGATCAATCAGCTCAAGCATCAAGGCGACAAGGCTATCCGCGCCCTGCTGGAGCAGCTGGGTGATGTGGTGCGCAAAACTATCCGCCCGGATTTCCTGATCGTGCGCATGGTGGACACCCTGCGCGAGCTGGAAGATAGCCAGGACACCCCAGAACTGGCCGTCATCACCGACCTGCGCACCGAAGACGAAGCCTACTGGGTGCGGGCCATGAAGGGCCTGGTGATCCACGTCAGTCGCCCGGAAGGCACCAGCGACAGCGAACACAGCACCAACCAACCAATCACTTTTGCCCAGGGTGATCAGTACCTGCTGAACAACGGCACGGTAGAAGACCTGGGCATCACCGCTTGCGCTATCGTTCGCGCCTGGATCATTGCTCACCGCCCGCCGGTCACGCCTGAGCAACAGGGGGCAGCATGAGCCTGCTAGCCCATCTCCTCTACCGACTCACCGCCAACCGCCCTACCCGGCTGATCAAGATCGAAGGCCAGCCCTACATGGAGCGGTACTTCATCGGCCAGCTGCTGGGCCTCACGGTCTACCTGCACCGGTTCGTGCGCGACGACCACGAACGCAGCCTGCACAACCACCCGTGGAACCACGCCATCAGCCTGGTGCTCACCGGCCATTACCGCGAACACCACGCACCCTTCGCCCGGTGGATCGAGCCGGACCTGGTAGTGGCCACCGTAGAGA